CAAGAATATAAAATCCACTTCCTTTTATTTGAATATAATAAACTCCTTTTGAATTATAAAAAGTTGTTATAGCATCTAAAACCGTTTTTCCAGAGAGTAATGTTACTTGAGGAAAAGGATTTCTTTGCTTAGTAGCCTTCTGATATAATTTTTCATAATAAAGAACCTCATTAATTTGATTAGTTTCAACTAATATTTGCAAATCTTTTGCAGTTATAGTGTTATCTGGTAAAGACCAAGCAGATTGAATTTTATTGGAAAGATTGAAAGTATTAAAAAGATAATTATAAAGAGATATGTGTCTTGGATTATCTTTTGCGTTAGATTTTTGAATCCAAGATGATCCTTGAAATGTTATTGATCTTTGTCCAAAGTCAGATCCGGTCGTAGTTTTAATTTCAACTTTTAACGTTTGACCTAAATTACTTTGCTGAGCAGCAGGAATGGTTAAATCAGGTCCACTACCAAATCCAGCAGTTAAGGGTATATTTGGATATACTGTTTTTAGTTTTCTTCTAATACTTTGCTCGTATTGATTTCCTGCAAGTGAAGGTAAAGGCATACTTTTTTTGATTATTTAGACAAAAAAAGGAAGGGGATTAACCTTCCTTAGTATCAAATTTTAGAATTAACTCAACCAAGAATACTCATAATCCACTCATCACTCATATTTTCAATAATTCCTTCTGCGGTTTCTACATCACTAGCATAACCTTCATCAAGAAGATGCGAAAGAATGTAATTGTAAAGTTCTAGATCTTCCTTACGAACGATTTCCTTAGAAACTTTTTTCTTTTCGTCTCTACCTTTTCTTGGGTAAGTAACTGCCTGTGGTTCACCAGCACCTTTTACAACGCGGGTGACTTCTGCAGCGTGACGACTTCCATACTCTCTCGCCATTTGACCAGTCATTCTCTTACCATAAGGCTTTTCACGATTCATTCTTTGCGAAACGGTTTCAGTTTCTCCACCTTTTCTCTTGAGTGTTGAAGCTGGGGTTGCTCTGTCTTTCCAATCCTTAAACTTATCTTCTGGACCATAACCAGATTTATCCTTACCTGCGTCTTTTCTCTTCTTTTCTGCTTTTGCAGCATCTGCTCTCACTTCTGCTTGAGTTGGATTTGGACGATATGCTTTTACTCCTTCTGCTCTTGCTTCTGCAATAATAGCAGTTTTCCAATCTTCGCTCATACTCGCCATAATTGAGATTGCTGCATCTTCAGTATCAGCATATCCTTCACCAATCAAATAACCTTTTACAAGGTCAAACATATCAAAGCTTGAAACAAGGCTTCCTGGTTTTACCGAACCCATAGGTCTCTTTGCAGGAGTTGGAGTTGCTGCTGGAGCTGGCGACGGAGATTTAGCAACTTGGTCAGGAGCCTTTCCTGTTTGATATCCAAATGTCTTCTGCATTAAAGGATTTGGAGTCTTTGGTTTAATAGACTCAGGACCCGCTGCTTTTGTTCCAGGTGCTGGCTTTGCTGGAGTTGATGCAGTTGATGCTGGTTTTGCAGTTGGTGCCGCTGCTGCTGGTCTTGCTGCAGTGGCAGAAGAACCACCAGAAGGTCTAGAAGCAGGAGTAGTTGCTGCTGGTCTTGCTGCTGGTGCTTGCTGTTTAGGTGCTGTGGGAGCAGCAGGAGTTCTTACCTGTTGAGATGGGGCAGCATATCTACCGGACTGACCGGGAGATGTTGGCTTATTGATTTTAACACCACCATATCCCCCAGATAAAGCTCCTTGTATCGCTCTTCCCGCACCTCTTAGCATCCCACCAATATTTCCATAATCCTCATACAATTCTTTCCAGGTATACTCACTCAGGTCATAACCTTCTTCTACAAGTGAATTTACCCAGTTCTCAAAGTCTTGCTGCTCTTCAATTTCCTGACGCAGATCTTCGTCATAAACTGCTTGGTATGCAAGAGCTGCTTCTCTCAGAATTTTAGGATCCATTTTTTTATAAATTTAAAGTTCTAATAAAGTTATTTATAAATCAAGTCAATTCCATTGGATAATGCTCATAATCACTATGCATTGTTTTCTTTTTCTTCTTTCTTGCTTCCATTACAGCAGAAGTCGCAAATAAACTAGGATGTTTCTCACCAAACTTTCTTATGATTGTTCCTGCAAGTCTGTTTGCTTCATTTTCAGTTGGTGCTCCTGCGCGTCCACTTCCATTCACACCTTTTATATGCTGACGATAATGGGCAAGTTCGTGTGCTAATGTTCTCAAAATATCCATCGTATGTCTATTCAAAGTACTAATCATAATTTGATTATCTTTAATCTGACCAAATGCTGCAATTTTTCTCGCAAACTTTGGATCATCAACAAATTGAATTTTTGGAAGATCTTTTATCTTAAGTTCTTTTTTCACAAAAGGAATAAATGTATGAACGATATTTTCAAAATGCTCCTTACTTATTCCTTCCGCAACAAAGACTTCAGAGATTTTAAACATCTCTGTATTTCTCTGAAGTCTTCTCCACTCGGAAAAATTCATTTATCAGCGAGACATAGGTTTTGCACCAGTTTGAAGTGCTTGTCTATTATATCTTGTTCTTTCAGTGGAAGTTGGTCCAGCACCAACTCTAGATTTCATACCACCAGCACCAGTATCAATATGAGTATCACCTTGCTTAATTTTTTCTTTCTGTCCAGCAGTTGTGGTAGTGAAGGTTCCAGGAACTGGCTTATTAGGTCCAATACCAATACTAGTTCCAGGAATACTTAATGAGGGTTTAACTTTTACTGCACCAGGAACTCCACCTTTCATAGCAAGAACTTCTGCTTCAACAATACTCTCTCTCCACTCTTCGCTCATATTTGCCATAATAGCAATTGCAGACTCTTCAGTTTCAGCATAACCTTCGTCAAGAAGATGTGAAAGAACGATATCGTAGATTTCCATTTTTATAAATGCTTTTTAGATATTTATAAAAAAAGACCCCGTGGGGTCAAACACCAAGAGCGGCACCAATATTATCATCAAGATCTTGAATAACTCCACGAATATCAGCAATACGAGGAGGAATACTTAACTCATCATAAGTATATCCTTTTTGTGCATCATAAAGAACTTGACGAACTGCTGCTGCAGCACGAGCATCCATTTTAATTGTTACTTGTTTTTCCTTACTCATAGTGCCTCCAGTTTTTGTTTTACAGATTCTGGTGTTGCTTTTACGCGATACTCAACTTCGTCTCTTCGTGAAAGTTCTGTAAGAATTTCAGCAGTAATGTCCCAGAGTTCAGAAGAGTGACGGTGGTTATACGGCCAAGTTGTTTCAGTCATAGATCACCCTCCACACGATTCTCGCTACGATAAACATCAAAGGTTCCTTCAGGATAACGAGCACTCAGCTTCTCATAGTTCATCTTGAGAATTTCTTCAAAATTAGTATCAAGAGCCATAAATGCTTGAGACAGATACCAACAGATGTCTCCAAGTTCACGCTTCAAATGAAAAGCATTTTCTTCACTATAAGGTTTGCCTTGAAGGAAAATCTTTTTCACCACTTCAGTAAACTCACCTGCTTCAGCACTCATCCCAAGAGCGGCGGTGAGAAGACGAGGAACATCAGCATCAGCAGTTGCTTCAAGTTCAGTCAGGCGAGAAAGCAGTTGAGCAAAATCACTGCTTGCAGGACTTGTAGTTTGACGAACGAATTCAATATATTTGTTTGTATCAATAACTTGAGTCATATTAGAATTTAAATCCTTCAAATGATTTTTTAGGTTTTCTTTCTTCATAATCATACTCTTCTTCTTTTCCAGAGTCAAGTATGTCTTGTTGTGCTGATTGTTCGCAATCATAAAGACGCATTTTTGCACGGTCAATACCAATCACAAACCGCTTATGAATAGTGGGATCGTTATATCGGTTCTTGAGTTGTTTTACCAATATCTGACCCAACCCCTCCAACTCTTCAGTGCTAATAAGGGCAAACATAAGATCAGCAGTAGCAGGAAGACCAAAGGATTCAGAAGTATCAGTAAGTTCAACATCAGAAGAACCATAACCTGAACGAGTGGTCTGAGTAGCGGAGACAATCGGGACATTAAACTCAACTGCGAGCCCCCTAAGTTCCTCAGCAATTGCTTTAACAAATGTATAAGAATTGATATTGCTGTTTCCTTTATACCTGCTGGAAGCACAAATATTAAGGTAATCAATGAAAATAATATCAGGTCTAAATGACTTCTTAAGTGAAAGTTCGTTAAGAAGTGACTTAAAATGTCCAGCATGAGCAGACGCTGTTGGATATTCCTTAATTATAAGAGTTCCCTGAGTCTTCTTTGCAAGATTAGTAACCTTATTCTCAAACATTTGCTTGGGAAGATCAACAATATCCTGAATAGGGACGTTCAGGAGGTTTGCGTCAATTCTTTCAGCAATGCGTTCTTCTGCCATCTCCAGCGTAATGTACAGAACGTTCCGTCCTTGGAGCAAGACGGAGCTAGCCACATGGCACATGAATAAAGACTTGCCGACGCCCGTACCAGCAAGAGCGATATTAAGAGTTTTGTTAGGGAGACCACCTTTCGTGATTTTATTAAAGTATTCAAGATCAAATTCAATTTTATCCTCCTTTTTATGATAAGACTCATATCGTTGCTCATAATCTTGCAAGTAATCGTGTCCAATATGATTATCAAAACTTACGGCAAGAGCATCAGAAAGAATAGAAGGAATACTATCACGATTCTTCTTTTCATCCTTACCATCAGCAATATGAATTGATTCCATTAAAGCAAGATAAATTGCTCTATCACGGCACCATTTTTCAGTTGTTGAGACCAACCAATTCATCTCAACAGGAACATCCTCAAGACAAGAAACCAACTGAAGAATTTCTTTGAATGAAGTGTCATTAATATCTTCACGTTTTTCTACTTCAATACAAAGAACTTCTTTAGTTGCAGGTTGATTATACTGAGAGACAAAATCAAGAATTTCTTCAAAGACAATCTTTTGATTTTGATCTTCAAAATATTCGGATTTGATAAAGGGTATTACTTTTCGGATATATTCTTCATTAAACAACAGGTTTCTAAGAATTAGAAACTCAACTTTCTCCATAACTAAATTCCTTACGTGCGATTTCGTCCAACTGTTTCATCACTTCTTCAGTGAAATATACTTCAGGTTCTTTAAGAATCTGCTTAGCATAGAGTTTCTTTCCATCAATCTCATAGCGTCCTGCTACATTTTTCCACAATCCACCAATTTCACCAAGTTCAAGCAATCCATAATATCTGTCCAATCCACGTTCATCATAAAAAAGACGAATCTCTACATCTTTATTTTCTTTACTCAAACGCGATTTAGCAGTCTTAGCCTTGATAAGATTTCCGACCACTTCCGTTCCATCCTTTTCTTTCTTTTTGCTAAGATAAATGATTGTAGAGGCTGCGTATTTGAGTCCAGAACCTCCACCCATTTCTTTCGTTGGTACATAAGCTCCGATGACATCGTATGTGTGATTTGTGACAAGAAGTGGAACATTTGCTTGACCTAATTTAAGTGTGAGCATTCGGAATGCACCTTTGATTAGTTGAGATTTAGTCATATCTCTAACTTCTTTTTCATTTAGTGCATCAGTAATTTCTTTACTTGTAGAGAGCATACCCAGAGAGTCTAGCACAAACATACAAGGATTGCGTTCACCTTCAGGTTTTTTCATATAAAGGTCAACCGCCTTAAGTGCTTTAGTACGAAACTCCTCTACGGTGACAACATTAACCACGACAAGACGAGATGTGTCGATGCCGCGTGACTCCAAAAGAGATTTAGTGATGGCAGCCTCAGTATCAAAGTAGAGACAATAACCATCGGGATGATTATCAAGAAAATTCTTAACCACAGCGAGAG